CTCGATGTAGCATTATTTAAAGGATTTGATGGATTATCAATCTGTGTAGAATCAAATGGTAATGTTTCCCTTGAATATATCTGTGCCATAGACTTAGTAATAAGTTTAGAAGTTTTTTGTGGACCATATAAATACATTTTTGCATTAAAGGTTAAAGTCCATGCAATATACCTTCTTTCAGTAAAATCACCAGTCCATGCATCTTCCTGTGAAACGGATTCTAATATAATAGGCAAATCATAATCAACAACATCATCTATAGTTAATGAAAATTCTGGAGTAAAAAATGGTAATATCTGTTCAATAATTTTTAAACCATCTTCCGTTGTTTCTACAAACAATGCCAATGTGATCGACATGTTATATGGAACTCTTTGCCACTGATAACTAGCAGTTGTATTTCCGGAACCAGATGTTGCAACACCTTGCCTGGCGACTGTAGTCAATTTCCTGATTGGATCATAAGTGGTTCCTACCCAATCAAAAGTCATTCTAGGTATTGTTATTTGTGTTGCAGAATGTGTTCCCTGAGACTCCAAAATTGCATTGAATTTTGATCTGGGTCCGTATGCAAGTGGAACTTTTAAAATTTCTTTACTATCAGCATTACCTAATCCATCATCACGTTCGATAGTAATATTATTAAATAAAGTTCCAAATGCAACTAAAACCTTTCTGAATGATTCGTTATAAAATCTTGTTCCTAGCATTAGAATGTACCAAACGGACTAGTTTCTGTAAAATCAATGATTGATGTTCCCTGACTTTCAAATTCTAAGTTTTCCGAGAATTTATCATTAGTCATAGTATTCGTATCAACCGTGGAAATGTACCAACTTGCACCACCAGAAGTTGTAATTGGGGTTGCATTTGACACAACAAAATCACCACTCCTATTAATCACAGTAAGTGTAACTCCACTAAAGGAAACTACTTCAGCAACAATACTACCCTGTGTAACCGTATCCCCTGCATTGAAAGTTCCTGTTCCACCTGCGGTTAAGGTTAGTATGGTTTGTTGGGCATATGCAGTTTCTATTGAATCAATATCTGCCACACCCGTATCAAGTTCTTGCTGACCATAACGAAATAGAGCAGTTGATATTTGATATACATATGTCTTAGATAATTGAAAAAATGGTTCTTCATCCTCTACAAATGTTATTTCAAAAAGTTGTTTGGTTAAAGGTAGATATATAATATCACCTTCTCTAGGTCTAGTAATTGCTGATTGGGCAGCCGTTATTACCGACTCAAATCTACTCTGTGAGAGTGTAAAATCTGCGGTATCTCTTACCTCAAAACCAAATTGTCCAATTTGATCTCCTGTGCCACCAAATCCCTCAACAGAAGTTAAAGTGGCTTCAATCGTATAAGCATTTGTAAATGAACTTCTTTCAGCATCATTAAGAATTGTGTCCATATTGGTTTGTGTTCTGGGGAGATATTGAATATCCATACCAAAATTCTTCATGGATTCATTTACCATACTCTGAACCAAATATTGCTCATTTGTATTAGTCTTCAATGAATGTGAAAAAAATTTACTAGTTGCCATTTTTCTATCCTATTAAGAATTGAGGCATTTCCTCATATCTAGTTTGCATCTCAGATTCTAATATTGAGAGTTCATCAGTAGCTGCGGTTAAAATACCACTAGCATTATATGTAACTCCACCTGGTAGTGTAACACCATCATATTTTATTAAATTCTCACCCCATTGCTTTTTGAGTAAAGCGGTTGCATACTGTTTTAACCATCTATCATTATATACAGATGCATTTGGTGCTATTATGGCATAACATTCTATGCATATATATTCATTTGCTTCTATATCATTATCCCAGTCCATGTAAATGTATAATTTATTTTCATGTCTATCAAACTCGAAATGATGTGTTCCAGTCAATAGATGATCTATAGTTGATAAGTGTTGATTTACCATTGTATAGTGTAATAGTTCAACGTCCATTAGATCAAATAAATCATTTAACCTTATTTGATAATTTAAATTAAACATATTTATAGTCCCGGAACTACTATCGCTTATAGGAAATATTTTTGTAATTCCTGTGATAGTATCAGAACTCATACCACTAACTGTAATATATTGATTTGCAATATCAGTGGCAGTTACTTGATATTTTAAAAATACCTTTTTAATTGCATCATAGTGATATTCTTGGTAATACTGCAAAGCATCATCTATTCTATCTTGAATTTGGGAAGCATTTTCATTACTAGCATAATCATTGGTACTATTTGAAGTTCCATCTGGATTGGTCGTCTGACCTTCAATATTAATGTCAATAACTGGACTTCCCAACCTACGCAAACAATAATCAATTAATGTTTTTCTTGTAGTTGGTCCTGCCATTAGGTTATTTCTCCTCCATCTTTGACTTGATTTCCATATTGATCCTCGGCCCCACCACCAATCTCTGCACGATCCCAAAAACCTTCGGGGGTATCAATAACTTTCGTGAAGGGTATAGAACCCTTACAATTTTCCAACACAATTTGACTTTCAACTATATCAATTGTAACATCAGTACCAACTAGAACACCAGAAACACTGGTAGTTCCATTGACTGTTATTTTTGAACTACCTGTACGCAAAGAATTTCTAGTAGTAGTTGTAATTGCATTTGTCCCGTTTCCTATTAAAATTTCATCGTTATTAAAAGAAGTTGTTCCTGTTCCTCCATCATCAACTGCTAGAAACTCTCCGGCAACAAACTCACCTAATGCATCAACAGTTCCATCCTCTCTGAAAATAGCCTTAACAGGAACTTTTACTGGCATTATATATCCCCTCCACTATAACTACCAAAATCATCTGCACACTCCTCAAAAATTGCATCAGTTTCACCTGGTCCAATTCGGGAAAAAGATATACTACCTTGTAGATTTTCAATAGGTATATTTTCTTCTTGAACTTCAATTGTGATGGGTGTATGGCCTACTAATGTATCAGTATTATTTGTAATAGAAACTGTAACTCCAGTTTTCAGTGAACTTCTACTGATTGAAACTACGGGTGATGTATTATTTCCGAGTATTAATGATTTTGGTGGAATATAATTCAATCCAAGACCCCCATGAGATACACCAATTGCATCATCCATTTGGGGCTCTCCAAAACCAATAGTAGTATTTCCAGCAGTAATTGAAACTAAAGGTTTTTTCATTCTGATAATCCTGTTAATTCTCCACAATCAATAACATAATCTTGGGCACTAATAGAATATGTACCTAATTTAAATGATACCGATTGTTGTTCTGTGATTGAATTTACATTTGTCTCATTTACTATAGTCGCAGTCCGTATTGAATTACTTTCCACCTCAGAATTTTGAGCAAATAATTCTCCACCCTTCACAAATTCTCCTGATTGATATTGAATGGTAAATGATGTAGAATTATTGGTTCCTGTAATTACAACACCCTTTGCTGTTGGACTTGCAATACTTCCTTGATATATAATTTCACCAGTAATAAAATTGGAATTTGATCCTCCGGTAGAAGGTCTTGAAGTTAAAATTATAGAGAGTGTTGAGGTTAAAATGGTTATTTGATTGTCGGTTCCTGTAATTTTTTTCCTAAGGTACTTTGGGTTTGATTGGGAAACATCTCCCACCAAAACTTCAGCAGTAGCTACACCAATATTATCGGTACCACCATGTTTAGCAGAAATATATTCATCTGATTGATATTCTGCTAAACCAGTAGCAGTAGTATTAGTATAATTAACCCTAACAGGAGTTTTTTCTGGCATTTCATTTCCTATAAATCCCAGCCATCGGAATTAGTTAATTGTTTTATTAAAGTCAAAACTCCATTTTCCAGATCATAATTATATTCATCATTAGGATTTCCACCATTATCTTTAATAATAATTGCTATTTCTTTTTGGAAATCCTTTTCTAATTCCGATGCTGTAAATTGATGTGCTTGTACTTTTGCGTGTGCTCCTTGAATCATCCTGAGTTGCGTTTCAATCTGAAT